AACTTCTTTTATTTTACATTTTCTACCAAAAATTTTATTTTCACTAATATTCAGTTTATTTTTTATGATTGATTTAACAATTTCTTTTTTATAAATCCATTCATCTTCAAAAATATGAACCAAATTAATTCCAACATTTTCGCATTTAATAGTTTTTTCTAAATGATAATTTGGTGTTTTATATAATTCATTATGCCAGTATAATCCATTAAATTCAAAACCAATATTATAATCCGGAATATATAAATCTACTTCGGTTTTTGAGTTGGGTAATTTATAATTTGTTATGTGTTTAATATTATACTCTTTCAAAAAATTCGAAATCTCTTCTTCGTGTCCGCTCCTTTGATTAAAACCTAATGGATTACAGATTAAACAACAATCATAATCTCTTTTATGTCTCTCATACAATAATTGTTTTGACAATTCAGATTCATTCTTACATTTCGGACATTTAACTATAACGGAACCTTTTTTTATCTCCTTAAAAGAAATATTTGGGTAAAGTTTTATAAAATCTTTAATAAGTTTGTTTTTGTAATTATTTGATTTTGCATAATTATCAACACCGTATTTTGTCTGACAAGTTTTTTTCTGTTTTTCAATATTATTGTAATTTTTATTACTGTAATTTTTTTCTTTGGTTTTTTTTATTTTTTCAATATTATTATAATTTTCATTACCGTATTTTTTTGATTTTGTTTCTTTTTGTTTTTTAATGAAATCTTTATGTTGTGGGTAGTAGTCCACACCATACTTTTTATTAATTGTTTGTTTTTGTCTTTTAACCAACTCTTCTTTTGAGTTATTAGCACAAATTAAAGAACAAAAATCACCATAAGGTTTATCGAGTCTATTTCTAAATTTTATTTCATTACCACAACAAATACATTTTGGTCTATGTGTTAGATTATGGAAATAAAAATAAATTTTTTCTTTAAATGTTATGTTTTGTTGTGTGTTTTCCGAATATTGAATTATCGTTGAATACAATTCGGGTTGATTAATTTTTAACCAACTTTCTTTGGTTTTATAACCAGATTTATTATTTTCAGTAAAAAAAGAAAAATCCATACATTTACTATTTCTAATAAATATATGGATTTATATTTTGGTTGTAAAGGTTGTATAAAAAATTAATAAACCAATATACAACGATCCATAACAATTGTTGAAGTAATTGTTGATACATCGTCAGATCCGTATTTTAACGCACCACCATTATAGCCAGTTAAAAATGCACCTTCAAGTATCCATTTTTCAACAACAACTCCTGTTGGGTCTAACATTTCAAGGTCAACATTTTTCTTATAACCAGCAGCATACCCCATACGACCAGTTACAGATTCAGCACAAGTTCTAATCCATTCCATAACGGCTTGTGTTGCGGAAGGTCCAATTGGATCTCTAAAGGTAACATTAAGTGCTTCCCAGTTAAATTTACCTGCAACATAAACTTCAGTATTCAAAAACGGTATTGGAACACTGTTAATTTTTAGTTTTGGTCTTTCGGTACTCTCAACGTACCATTCATTAATTCCCAAAGACGAAGGGAATCTTAAGATCCACCTATTGTTACGCTTTGGTTCGTAAGGTATAGGCATTTTCATTAACAAATCAGCCATAGTTCTTTTTTTTAAGTTTTTTTTATTTTATTATAAATATAAGTGTTTTAAAAATTTTTCTATTTACTTTAATTTTTTTTAAATTAATCCTTATATTAAGTTAGTTATTTAATATTTTCTCTTTATTCCTCCTGATGTTAAATAAGTTTGTAATATATTATCTTTTTTTGTACTAAAATGACTTTTCATTTTTTCTACATTTCTAACATCATCATCTGAAAATCCAATAAATGGTGTAAAGTAATTTGAAATTTTATTTTTCATAAATGCTCTTTTTTGTAATCTATGTGACATAATCTTAACATATCTTACAAACTCTTCCATTGCTGTTATCTTACCTTGTTCTGGATTAGTTGCGGAACCTTCGCCAAATGAAACTGGGTGAAATCTACACATATCTAAATATGCCTTTATAAGTTCTTCATCAGATAAATCTTCTTCATCCCCAAGGTCTCTATATTTCCTTAAATTTTTAACAAGTTCACTTGAATTTAACCCGTGTTTATTTTGTTTTATTAATCTATATACGGCATCTTTGAGGACAGATGGTGTGTGACCACGAGCAGTAACAATGGCAAATATTGAACCCTTATTAATTGCCTCCACAAAATCAGACCACGCAGGTCCTGTCGGTGCTGACATCGAATCCTTCAAAAATTTAGAATCACCCTTTACCCCAAAATCTCTAAATGGTTCATCATCAAAATCAACAATAATCTGTCCTTCGTATTTGAAAGGTTTTTTACCAATTTCAGTTCTATATTCGGCAAAATCTTCAGTTGACATACCAACAGTTTTTCCTTTATTATCAAGTAAATAAATTTTTGTTGGCATAAACATTAAATTATCGTCCCAGTCAAATGCGTAGTATTTCATAACTGGTGAATTTTGGTCATCAATTATTTCATTAATTATTCTTTTAACAATTTTATTGTAATTCATATAAATAAATATTACATCAAATAAAAAATGGGTCACGGAACCTCATTTTTTTATGACTAATTCAAATTTTAATGAACCACAATCCCATATTCTATCGTATTTTTTTAGTTTCATAATCTCCCATTCTGTCAATTCTTTATTGAAACCTTCCTTAACTAAAACATCTTTTCTAAATGAAAATCGGTGTGACCTATTAAGATATTTTTCAGTATTAATATACCAATAATTTGGTGGTGTTTGTTTTATAAAATTAAAACCATTTTTATAGTAAACAGTTTTTGTTTGATCTAAACCAGACCATCTAATATCAGCAAAAGTTTCAATTTTAGATGGGTTATATTTTTTTATAAAATTTTTTAATAATTTAGAAAACCCACCAACAATTGTTAGATTTGTTTTATTACAAAATCTAACCAATTCATATTCTGAAATATCACTATTACTATTTCCCAATGATTTTCTTTTTTTTCCAAATGTCATAACTGAAACTAATTCACTATTATAAAATAAACCAAACCTAATTTTATCTATTGAGCTCCCCTGTAAATGATTATTTGTTAAAAACAATGATGATTCTTTTTTTGATATTTCTTTTATCTTACATTTTCTAGCAAAAATTTTTTCATTTAATTGTAATTTACTTTTTAATTTTGATAAAATGATGTCTTTCTTTAATATGATTTCGTCTTCGTAAAATTGAATAAGAGTAATTCCCTTTTCATAACAAAGTTTTGTCTTATCAATATGATAGTTTTTTGTCTTTTCACCACTTATTTCAGAATGAAAGTAATTTCCATTAATTTCAATTCCAATATTATAATCAGGTAAATAAATATCAATTTCTTTACCATTCAATAATTTTCTATCCCCATCTATGTGTTTAACATTAATACTATTTAAATAATCCTTAATTAATTGTTCTAATTTTGAATTTTTAATTATTGGGTTACATTTACGACATATTGGAATTTTACCTGAACCTAAAATTGTGCTAGTAAAGATATTATCACATTTTAAACATTTAAAATTATACGGTTGTGAAGTATTACCACTTTTATTTGTTAGATAGTTATCTAATAACTCAAGATTGTTTTCTTTCAAATTAGGTAATAAATTTAATAAATGTTTATTCCTTATTGTTTCTTTTAATTTTTCAACGAACTCTGGAACCAACATCGGTGTTGTAACACCATATTTTTTTACAAACTCATTTCGATTTGTCTCTTTGAATTTATTTGTTTTAAACAGGCTGTCAACTCCGTATTTTTCAATTAGGGCTTTTTTTGATTTTAATATTCTTTCTTTGGTGTTATTAGGATTAGTATTCCATAAATTCCTACATTCATCCGAACATATTTTTTTCTGGTGTTTTTTCCTTTCTTCAAATTTATTACCACACTGAACACATATTCTTATTTCTCTTACATCTGGGTTTTTTTCTTTACCCAATAATTTATTTTTTCTAACATATTCAAAATAACAGGTTTTATTACAAAACTTTTTATTTCTGTGTTTAAATTCCGTTAAGAATAATTTGTTGCATGATAAGCATTCTAATTCTATTTTCATTGGTAAAATATATTTGTAAGTAATAAGTATGTCTCTACATGTAAATATACAAATATATTATAAAAAAATAAAATCCCCCAAATTAATCTGGAGGATTTTATTATTAAGTTTTCATTTTTTTATTATACATCATCAAACGACGCACCAGTCGGTGTTATATAGAATGTAATATCTATAAATTCTAACGAACGAGTAGGTTTAATATAGATTTTACCAGTCAATTGGTTTCTATCCAAATCTTCAGTGTCACTTGAAACAGTAACTCTAAAATCATATAAACCTCTGTCTCTTCTGATTGCATCCAAGATTGGATTAACAGCGTTTAAGAAATCTTGTCTTACTTGTTCATCGTTTTGGTCAAATAACAATCTTACAGAAAC